CTTAGGAAAGTTGGTATTGATACCAAGGAAACTTGGGATAAAATTCTGGAAGATGGTGGATCCATTCAAGGAATTAAAGAACTCGATGGATGGTTTTACGACCACCTCGGACGACTAACTCAAGAAGAAGGCGAGTCTGTCAAGAACGTTTATAAAACGTTTAAAGAGATAAACCAACTGGAGTTAGTTGGACAAGCTGGTATACGTCAAGATTATATTGATCAATCAGTATCATTAAATCTAGCGTTTCCTGCGGAGGCTGAGCCAAGATGGGTTAATAAAGTCCATTTTGAAGCTTGGAAAAGGGGTATAAAAACTCTTTATTATATGAGAACTGAATCAGTTCTAAGAGGTGACATAGCTGCTAAAGCTATGGATCCAAACTGTGTATCCTGTGATGGATAATTAATAATTAAAACTAAAACAATGGCTAGTAAATTTACTTTTGCGGACGCAAAAAAACAAATTAAACAATTAGAACAAGAATTACAAGAGGCTAAAATAAAAGCTGGAAACGTTATTCTTGACACATCAGACAATGTATTTACAAATGCAGAGTTAAAGAAGATTAGAATATTAGAACTGTGGGCAGTATTAGGGCCTATAGCTGGCATTATAATCGGTTTAATATTAGGTTAATATTAGAAACAATTAAAGGGGAGCTTGCCGTAATGGTTTGCTCCCCTTTTTTTTATTACTATACTACCCCTTGAGGTGCAATGAATGATTCTTTATTAAAAGCGTTATTAGTAACATTGTCTTCTTGTTCAGATTTTTTTAAGTCATTTTGTGCTTGTATTTGTTTGTTTGTTTCTGCAACTTTTTCAGCAGTTTCTTTCATTGCATCTTTGTTGTAAGCGCTTAAAGTAGCTTTTCTAGTTTCATAAAGTTTAGTTGCTTCATCAACTGTCATGTTGTTTTTATCACCTATTTTTTTTATTTGTCTAGCAGCTCTATCAGCTCTTATAGCTCCTCTTTCTTTATTTCTAATATCTCGCATAGCACGTCTTTTTTCCGAACGTATTTGTTTTCTATTAGAACTATCATCATAACCAGTACCTTCTGTATTTCCAGAAGTTTCTAAATAAGATTTTTTCTTTTTATCTAGTTTAGATAAGCTTTCATTTTTTTTATCTTTAATAGCTTTTTTAGAATTATCAAGACTTTTTTCTCTGCTTAACTTACCTTCTCTAACGCTTCTTGCCTCAGTGTCTGATGTTTGAGGAGATTTAGATACAGGAATATTTCCTTCCATTGCATCTTGAACTGTTAATTCTTTTGATTTAGTTTTATTTTGTTCTATAGCTGTATCACCAATATCTCTTCCATAACTTGCAGCTAATTTTTCAGCATCTGTTTGAAAAGCAAAAGATAAAGGTTTTTTACTTTGTTTGTTGTTTTCTAAACCGTATTTATAAATTGGTCCCATGTTATGATAATTTTTGTTTACTTAATTTGTTAGCCTCTTTTTCCCACGGAAGCTGTTTAGCTCCTTCTATATATAATTTACCATTGTAAAGTATTTTTGAATCAGCCGTTCGTGGAATTTTTTGGCCTTTCCATGTTATATCAGAATCTGTATAATCTAATTTTCCTGATTTAAATTGATCAAGATGTACCTGCTCGTGAGCAACTACTTCTTTTCTTTTTTTAGCACTTAAACCAGGTTTTATATCCATAGTTCCGTCTTTATTGGCTCTACCTAATACACCTTCAGGTAGTTTATCTGGCACTGGCGATCTCTTAGGTCTAGTTGGTCTAGTTGGTCTAGTTGGTCTCGTTCTTCTTCCTGTAGTAGGTTTTGAATTTTTGTATTCAATATCTACTCCAACATTATACGGTGACCATCCTAAAGCTAAAGCTACAGACTGCCAAGCTTCAGTACTATCCTGTGATGCTGCTTTTAAGTTTTCTATTTTCTTAAACACACGATCAGCAGGTAAGTTAGTTAAACCTGAAAAATAATTAGCATAAGCAAAGCCTTGGTAAAACGGATCATTTTTATATTGTTTCCATGTTTCAAACTTTTGACCTTCAACTATATCACCTATTTTCTTACTAATAGGTGGAGATATAGAAAAACCTTGTTGAACAAGCTTTAAAGTTCCATCATAAACTCTTTGTCCTTTTTCTCTTTTTTGTCTTTGATCATAATATTCCATGCTAAGATTTTTAAGAGCAGCAACTACTGCACCTGCATATCCCATACCTCTTAATATACCATCAGCAACACTGTTTAAAGAATACATTAATTTTTTATCTGTTTCTTCATATTCTTCATCATCAGCATCACTTAATATTAAAGAAAATAAACCTTGTTGCAGTGCTGTAAATATAACGTTTTGAGCAACACCATAGTAAAGTATTTTAGAAATATTTGTTTTCCAATCACCTCTACCATTAATTAAATCTGATGTAGATTTTCTAGTCTCACGAGCATACTGCAATGGCGTATTGGCAAAAGCTAATATAAGTCTACCTATATCTGATGCTTGTTGTCTAGATACTTTATCTACTCTTGATGACTGTTGAGCTGTTTCAGAAACTTCTTGAAACTCTAGCATAGCTTGAGCATCTGCCTCTGATTCAGACATACCTTCTTTAATTAATTGATTATATCTATTACGATACCAAGTAGCACCACCAAATGCAATAGCATTACTATCACCCCATTGCGTAGGTTTAAACCCTAATTCAAGAACTTTTTTATTTAATCTTAAAAATAGATTACCTGGATTAGAATCTGCAATATCAGCTAAGTTAACTTCAATAGCCATACCTCCTCTTCTTTCTTTTAAAAAATCAGAGTTTATTATTTTAATATAATCTTTCATAAACTGAGGTACATTAGCCATAGCTAATCCCATTTTAATAGGATTATTAAAACTCCAGTTCATGTAGTTAACAATAGACATTTGCTGTAATATAGCAGATCTCATGTTGATAGCCATAACAGCGCCAACAGATTGATTGATCCAATTCATTGCTGAATTAAATTCTTTATCTTTACCTTTCTTACGGTTTTGACCTGTTTCCATTCGTTCAAGAATATTACTAAGCGCATCGGTATAATCATTACCGTATATTTGCTTAATAAGCTTCATGTTTTGATCAGAGAATATTTGATTTTTATTATTAGTAAATTCTTGCAAAAACTCTGCTCTTTGAGCTCTGTTAGAAACAACAGCCATATCAGTAGAAATACTACCACCTAACCATTGTTCTGTTATAGGTGGATAACCAGCATCTAGCTTAGTTATTTTAGATAATTCTTCTGCATAAGCTTTTAACTCAGCATTACCTTCAACTAAAGCTATTAAATCTTGAGTGTCAGCTTTATTAAGACCTAAGTCTTGACCAGCTTTATCATAAAGATAAGCACGAACAGCTTGTTCGTTAGTGTATATACCACCTAAAACATTTTCACTAAGCATTCTTCTAAACTTAGTAGGTATACCAAGTGTTCTAGTATTTTTAAATCTTTTATTTAAAGCTTTAAAATCATTAGCTAATGTTACTTTAGCTGTAGTGTAGGCACTTATACCTTGAGCAAAAGGTGTTAATAAGTTTTCTTCAAACCATTTCATTTGCTCTTCACCTAATTTACCTTTAGCTTGAAAATATTTAAGTAATCCTGCAAAGTCATCAGCTCCTGGAGGTATGTATATATTAAATCTACTTAGGAACTTACCTATTTTAGATCTTTTCTTACCTCTTATAAGTGAATCCATTTCATCTTCAAGATTTCTTTGACCACTTTCCTTAGCCTGTTGTACTTTTTTAGTTACACCTAGGTTATCTAACATTCTAGCCACAGCGTCAACGTTAGCTTTAGAATCATCAGCAAAGAATACATCATTGTAACCTTCAGATACTTTTTCAGCAACCCACATAGCTTTAGCACCAGGCTTACCATTAGCAAGTCCAGTTATATTTTGTAGTGGTATACTTATACCCAATGTAGCTCGTAAAAACTCTTGTATTGCTGCAGCTGCTTCAGCGGGTCTAGCTGTTAAAACAAAAACATCTCTATCACCTTTAGCTTCGGTAAAACGCTTAGCAAGTGTAGCCAGAGGCCCTTTACTACCATCTTTTACTTGGTTAAATTCTGAATAATCAAAAGTTGCTCCCGCTTCCTGTAACTCATTATATTGTTCAGCAAATTGTGTAGCATCTAAACTGCCTTCCGTTCCATCTGGAAGCGTGTAGAGTACCTTAGAATTAGTCTTAGCTAGTGTATCATCAAAATCAAATACTCTAGCTTTTTTCTTAGGAGCTTTTGTGTTAGAACCTACAACTTTAGCTTTTCTAAGAATATTTATTTTTTCAATAATTTCATCAGTAGTTAATCCATCAATATCTACACCAAATTCTTTTAATAAACCATAATTACCTTGACGAACTTGCTCTTGTAGTTTTGCTACGCCAGCTTCGTTCATAATCATTAACTTAACTTGTGCAGGATTGTTTTCATTACGAACTTCTTGAGATGAATTAGATACAAAGTCAGACCATTCTTGAGAAGACATGTAATCTTTAACTTTACTATAGCCATCAGCTATTGCATCCGCTAAAGCTTTACCACCTTGATAAGCTAATTTAGTTGCTCTTAACCCTCCAATAAGTATATTAACAGGTACAGCGCCTAAGTTTGTTTGTAACGTACCCTCTGTTCCAGTAAGCTCTGTTAACTTAGCTATAGCTCTATCAATTAAATTTTCTACTTGATCAGAGTTATTAGCTATAGCAGCTGCGTTTGAAGCTGCAACAGCATCAGGAGTACTAGCACTTTTAACGTTATTCTCTTCAGCTATAGTTTTTCCAGTTAAAGGATTTATTATTGAATTCAAATCAATACCTGATTTAGCTAATCTAACTATTGGATTGTCAAATAAACTACTTCCCTCAGGTAAAGTGGCATCTAACTTAGCTGCGTCTATTTTAGCATCATCACTTTTAGATAACTGAGTTTGATAATAATTATTTCTTATAGCTAATATAGTTCCATCAACTTCTCCATTCTGTAAAGATGCTAATATGGTTGCTCCAACTACTGATGCCGGTGGATTATGCTCTTCTCTAAATTTACTGCCTATATATTGTTGGGATTTTGCACCAGAATTTTTAGGTGGATAAGAAAAAACTTTTGATACATATTTAAATGGAGCTGCTATTTTTATTATACCAGAAGTAGTAGAATATCCAGCATATATTAAAGGAGTTATATCGTTTATAGAAACTCCTTCTGCTAAAGCCTTTTGTAATTGTTTTATAGCACCTTCTAAAGCTTCCATGTTTTGAGCTTCTTGTTTTGCTTTTTCTAATTTCCAAGCTTTAGTTATTTCACCATTTTTGCCAATATTTTTTATTGTACCTAATGATATTTTTGTAGCTTTAGGTATTTCTTTTCCTTTAAAATTTTCTTTTGCAGATAATTCTAATTGTATAAATTTTGGATCAGTTTTAGCATAAAAAATACCACCAGGTCTTGGAAGTATTAAGTCTGCATTGTCTTTTTGAAATTTAATTCTATTTTTTTTAGATATAGGCTTAGAAGTGGTTCCATCTTTTAAATAATATTCTCTAGTACCATTTTTATCTAAACTTTTATATCTTCTACCTACAGAAGCAAGATTCCAAGCTAAAATAGCATTAGGAGATAAATATCCATTTTCAGCTAATTTAATTAAATTATCAATTACTTTTGTTCTATTTTTATCTGTAACAGTTCCTGATTCAGATATATTTAATAATTTAGCAACAGAATTAGCATCCCTTAAAATGCTTATTTTTTCTATTAATTTAGTAAAAAAGCTTTTAGTCTGTATTTTATCAGCAGCTTTTTTAAACTCTTCAGTTTGTTGTTCTTGTTGTTGTTGCTCAGCAAACCTCTGTCTAAACTCAGTATCATTTTCTAATAGATTAATAGCTTCACGTGCGCCCATAGAAACAGCTAATGCTTCAACTAAACGCATTTGTCTATCTGACCTAGTATTTTTAGCTATACTTGGATCTGTTATATATTCTAAAAATTTCTTTACAGTTAATTTATCAAGTGTAACTTTTTGTAAAATACCATTGCTATCTTTCTTTAAAAATCCAGCTTGCTCAAATGGATTTACACCACCTTTTGCTCTAGCCTTACGCATTGATTCAACAGACATTGCATCATAAAAAGCATCAGGGTTTGCTTCTATAGCATTAGTTAATCCCTTGTTTGTTTTAGTATTTTTAAGGCCTAATTGTGTTTTTAAATCTGAATATAAAGCATCTTGAAATGTTTTAGCTATATCTGTTTTAAACTTTAAATTATCAACTTTTTCTTTAGCAGTTATTAAAGCTTGTTTAGCAACATTACTTATTGTGTTCATTAACTTATCGCTAATGCCTAACTCTTGTGCCGTGTTTATGTTTTTAACAACAGCATCCATGTCAGACTCTTCTTCAGCAATCATACCTTGAACTTCTTGACTTTCTATATCTTTAGTAAATGTTTGACTTGATATGTTTTCAAAAGCAGATTTACTTATAGCTCTTTTAGGTAATTCTACTTGAATATATGCACCTAATGGTACTTTTTTACTAGGATCATATGTTCTTAGTAATTTAAGAAGTTCTGCGTTAAGATTTGATTCATATTCTGGTTTAGTTCCTATACGTAAACTTTCTGGTATAGCACCAAAAACTTTATTAGATAAACTTTTTAAGAACCCTCCTTGAGTTTTAAGTATTCTATTTAAGGCTTTGTTGTTAAAAACATTTCTTTTTTTACCTTTTTCATCAATTTCTATTGTTATATCTCCAGACTCTAAACTTTCATCAAAAGCTTTTTGTAGTTCTTTTGAAGACTGAACACTACTTTCTTTTACGCCTTTAACTACTTTTTCTGTAGATTGTTTTGATGTATCTCTTGCTTTTTTATATTTCTCTATATTTTGTTTTACTTCAATGTTAAATTGTTCTGTAGAGATTTCATTATTAGCTTTTTGTTCTTTTAATAAATTATTTTTTAATTTATATTCATCTAAAGCTATTTCATTACTAGATCTAGTTTCTGTAAATTTACGTATAGATTGTAAAGCATTTTCATATTTTGTAGTTAAAGTTCCGTTTTTATTTCTTATAACAGGTTGTTTATCTACTCTTACTTTTTCAACTATTCTATTTATAACTTGTTTAGCATTAGTTAAAGTACGTTGAAAACCAGCTTTTGATTGAATATAACCTTCTTTATTTATGTTACCAGCTTTAAAATCTTCATTTAATTCTTTAATACTTTTTTCAGAACTCTGTATTGTTTCTTCAGCAGTTGCAGCTCTTTTTAATTGTTCGGGTGTAAGCCTACTTCCTAAGTCGTTTCCTTCTTTTACTAAAGCTCTTAAATTAGCTTTTTCAAATCTTATTGCTTTTCTTATACCTTCTTTAACTTTAGGATTTGTTTCTAAAGCTTCATTTTGCTTTAAAACACCTATGGTAAAAATAGAATTAGCTGCTGTATTTCTAAGATGTTCAGGTGTAACTTGATCTCTCATAGCCTTGTAACCTGTTTTTATACCTTTACCAGCAGCGCCAAATAACAATGTACCAGCATATGTTTGTAAAGCTGTTTCAACACCTTGTTCTTTTACACCTTCCCAAACGTACTCAGCTAATTCTTCATCTTTCAATCCTTTACCTAAACCTGTATTTAAAAGTTCAATGGGAAGTTGAGCCAACTCTGTTCCCGTTTCAGTTAGAGCACCCCATTGAGCAACTACAAATCCTTTAGCTCCATAAGAACCAGAATTTATTACTTTTGTTATACCTTTTATTCCTACTTTTTCTAAAACAACACTAGGCAAAGTTAAAGCAGCTGGTACAGCAAATTCAAGTTTACCCTCTTTTGTAGCTTTATCAAAAGCTTCTTCTTTAGATAGGCTAGGATAAAGTCTTTGTGCTTTTTCTTCATTATAACTAGTCCAAAGCTGTGGACCTATTTGAGCAGTAATCATAGCTTGGCCAACCCTAGCAGCTGTAGTAGGATTTTTTGTTACGAAAGCCGTTGCTGCAGTTGCTGCTATGGTGGGTAATACACTAGTTGAAACTGTTTCAAAGGCAGAAGCTAGAGCCGGAAGTAATTGCGTAAAACTTCTATTTTTAATAGCTTCTTCAATGCCAGGCCCAGTATAATTTCTTACTTTGTCTATGTTTTCTAGTGCGCGTATGTATTCGGCTCCTCCTTTTCTAGAATCACCTCCTACTTCTTTGTTACTTAAATTATATACTTTTTTTATATCTTCATACTGAGGTCCATTTTTTAATAATTCATTTTGTTCTTCAGTATATGTTTGAGAAGTTAATTTTCCTTTTCTATCTTTATAAAACTCAGCATCTTCATAAGCTTTGTTTAATTCTTGCCATCTATCTTCGTTTTTTTCTCTTTTAATTTTTTTATTTGTTTCAGGATCTATAAAAGAATAATCATTTCTTATTGCTGATAAAGCTTTAGAACCTATTTTTTTTAAAGGATCAAATCTTGATTCACCACGCTGCTCTAAAACTTCTCCTGAATCTAAAACAGTAGCTATCACATCTGCCCATTCAGGTCCTACTAATTCATAAGCTGATCTTTTGAACGTTTCACTCAGAGTTAGTTTTGAACGCTCCCAAGAATTGGCGAAATTATCAATAACCCCTAACGTTCCTTCAAAAGCTTTAATTCGTTGTCCTGTTCTAGGGTCTACATTAACGCCAGCGGCTTGTTCAGCATTAGGAAGTAAATCTCTAATTTCTTTTAATTCTTTTCCATCTTTCCAAGCTTTATAAGCCTCCATTCTGCTTTCTGGAATTGGAGCAGGAGAGGGAGCCCCGGCATAACTAGGAGAATATCCTTTAGGAGATTTATCGTATATTTTAAACGATTCTATTACATCTTCGAATTCTTCATCATTTACCTTAAGCTTATCTAATGAAACGCCAAATTCATTTACATTAGGTGGTGCCTTTTGAGTCTCAATATTATTGGTACTAGAAGCAAGCATCTCAGACCTTTTAGCGTCAACTAAAGCTTGTATCTCTTGATCAGACACGCCCTGAGCTTTCATGGATGAAACCATTTCTCTAAGTTCTTGTTTTTGTTCTTCTGTAAGCATAAATGTTATTTAAAATTTATTCTATAGTTATACCTTCAAATATTTCTGGACGACTTGCCTTAAATTGTTTTCTAGAATATCCTGGTCTAGATTCAAAATCAGGATCTAAACTCATTGTTATTTGCCTAATTTTTTCTTGTTCTTCTTCAAACTTTAGCCTTTCTGCTTGTTGCCTTTTAAGTGCTTTGTTATAATCACGAAAACTTTTAGCATAAATTGGAGCTAACTTCATAGCATCTTCTTTAGATTCTTTTGTGTCTTTAGCATTTGAAGCTCTTCTGCCTTGTTCATTTTCAAACCTTGCAAGTAAAAAATCTTTAGCTCCAGCCTCTGTAGATAAATTATAAGTGGTTGTTAAAGCCGGTTCACCTTCGTATTTTGCTATTTGATCAAAACTAACTATATAATCTCCGTTTTCATTAAATCCTTCTTGTAAATTTGTAGCTGTATTGTCAAATCCAGTTCCTTTAGCTACATTGAAATCTTGAGCAGTTGCACCAAGAAGATTATCACTTGATATTATATTATTTTGATCAATAGTCATTCCTTGAGTACCTTCTTTAATTATTGAAGCGTAAGTTTTATCAACTAATGTAAGTCCTGATTTAGGAGGTTGCGGAGTTACTTTCATAGATTTATTGTAAACAGAAGTTAAAACAGCCATTTCCTGATCAATCATTTCATCTAAAACTTTAAGCCTAGCATCGGCTCTAGTCATAGGCTCACTTTTTGCTTGTAAGTTAGTATTACCAAAAGGAGAGTCATATTCTTCACCTTGACTATTTACAATTTTTAAATTGTCTATATCTATATCACTCGCTATCATATCAACCTTTTCAACAGTTCCTGTTAATGCTTTAACTCTTGCTTCTATAACATCTCTAGGTATGTTTAAAGTATCCATACCGTACATAAACAACGGATCGCCTCCTTCATTATCACTAGCCATTTTATCTATTCTAGTTTCAATAGCTTTTCTTTGTGCTTTTCCAGGAGGTTGAGGTATTTTTAAGTCACCTGCTTTATTTTTACCAGTTTTTTGATAACCAGCTATATCAGCCTCAAGATCAGTCATGTATCCATCAGTAGAATCAGTTAAAGATGCTGCTTTGTCAACAACCTTAGGCATGTTTAATGAAAATTCTCTAAGTTTTTTATTTATTTGTTCGCCTTGAGAAGTTACTCCTTTTAAAATTAACTCATCACCTTCAAAAACAATACCCCCATCAAATTTTCCGTTTAAAAGTTCACTATAAACTCTTTGAAACTTTGGTTCCATAGAATTAGATATTTCCCCTGTTTGAGATCCAGTAGAAAAAGCTCTCATTTGTGTATCTAAAAATTTTTTACCATCTCGAAGCAAAGGAACTTGATTTAACATGGTTCTCATTAATTTAGCTTGATCAGCAGAGTCCATGTCTTTATTATTTTTTATACTGTTATATGTAGATATTAAATCTTGATTTGTTTTATCAAAAACAGCATTTAATCCAGCAAAACTATCTTGTTGATTTCCGTCATTAAACGTTTGATAAGTTAGCGCATCTGATTGCTCTATTGCGGCCTCTTGTGCTTCAGCTGCAATTTTTTCTTGTTCTAATTGTTTTTGTTGCGCTCTTATGTTAGAAACATTATTAGCATAATTTTGACGTGTTGCTAAATTTGATTGTGCAGCTGCCTTTTGACCGGCTTGAGTTCCTTTAACTCCAGCCATATAATCCCATGAAATTGCCATATTATATTTTTATATTATCCTTGTCCATATTTTGCAGTTGCAACATTGCCTACTGCATCAGCTACTCCCCCTGCTGCTCCTAAAATTTGAGCTTTTTGTTGATTTAAATCTGCATTAGCACCAGCTGATTGTCCTCCAGCTACAGATGCTAAATCTGATAATTGTCTATATTTCATTTGTTGAACAGTTTGATCACCGCCAGCAACCAATTGATCTGCTTTAAATTGTGAATCAGCAATATACTTATTTGCATTAGTTTGATTAGCAGCATTAAATTGATTCATACTGTTTTCAGCACCAAAAGCAGCTAAACCAAACTGATTTTGTGAAGCTATATTAGCCATGCTAAATTGATTTTCTTGACCTGCGCTAAATTGACCAGCTGCATTATCTGCATTAAATTGAGCTTGAGCAAATTGATTTTGCGCTTGCGCTTTAAATCTACTTGCTTGATTTTTTGCGTCTGCTGTAAATCTATTAGCCTGATTTCTTGCGTCAGCGCCAAATTGAGATGCTTGATTAGCGGCTTGAGCACCAAACTGAGCAGCTTGATTTACGGCGCCTACGTTAAACTGTGATTGACCTAAGTCAAACTGTGAAGCTAAATTACCTTGAGCTAATTGTGCTCTTTGTAATTCTCCTTCACCACGAGCTCTTAACATTTCGTTTTGTTTAACTTGTTGATCAATACTAGAAGCAACTCCCTGTTTGGATTTTGCAGCTGCAGCGGCTAAAGCGGTAGCACCACCAGCACCAGTACCAGCTTGAGCAGCTAAATCTTGTGAGGCAGCTAAAGCTTGATCTGCTTCTTGAGCTTGCATTTCAGCGGCTGCTGTAGAAACCTGTAGGTTGTTCATGGTATTTGTTAAACCGGTATTAGCACCTCTTTGTAATTGTCCAATGTTTGTACCTTGAGCTGTATAACCTTCGCTGGTATATCCTTCACCCGTATAACCTCCCGCAGTATAGCCTTTTGCTTTACCTATTTCTCCAGGTTTATAACCTTTAGCGTCTCCTAATTGATTTGCGGCGCCTAATTCTGCTATTTCAGCTTTTTCAATATCATAAGAAGCTCCAGAAATATCTTTATAAGCATTTGTAAATTCCATTGCTTCTACATCAGCCATTCTTTTATTTAAAGCATCTTCCTTAGCTTTTTTTTCTTTTTTCTTTTTACCTATACCTAAAGCAGATATACCCATTTTAACTAAAGCAACACCTCCTGATATAGCTGCGGCTGTAACTAAAACAGCACTACCTTTTAATATTTCAGGGTCAGAACCAAGATGTTCTATTAAACTTAGATTTTCTATCAAACTAATCATCTATTTTTTTATTAATATATTTTTCAAATTCTTCATGAGTGTATGCGTAATGGTAATCTTCTAAAACATCTAGATCTTTTGTGTCTTTAGGGTTTTTAAATATATTTTGAAAAACTGTTTTTTCATGTGCATATATTACTCTTTGTGTTCCAGCTGATGAAGTTTGATAATGAGGTGCTTTAAAATAATTTTCACCTTTAGCATCAACAACTGTTATAGATCCTTTTAAAAGAAACCAACCGTGTTTTCTTTTATGTATGAGACTTATTACTATTGAATCTTTCTGCATTATCATTCTTCTTACATAAATACCAGGTAAAAATTCATGCTCTGTTGTAACTGTTTCCTTACTTCCTTCTCTTACAGCTCTTCCATTATTACCTACTATATTACTACCATCTACCCTGCTTAAAAGTAATTTAGATAAATTAGTTACTTTTTCTTTCCAAGGTATTTCTAATTCTTTATTTGATTTAATTATTTCAGTCATTTAATAATATTTATTGTGAAGAGTATATTGACTCTGAGTTTATTGCAAATAGTTCAGCATAACTAGCTGCGGCTGGAACAGGAAGTGTAAGTCTTACTGAAGCGTAAGCACCTTTTATTCCACCCACAATCTTGTTATCTGTTTGAACTAAAGATCCACCTACAACTTTATAGTTAGGTTCTGACGAACTTATAGGTGCAAAATACTTGCCTTCTTTTTCTTGAAAAGGGAAATTTACTATAGCCATATTATGCGTTTTGAATTATTGTTACAGATCCATTTGGTAATGCTGGTGATATTCTTGCGTTTGTATTAATAATTGTAATAGTACCACTTCTTTGAACACCCGTGTTGTTATCTGAAACACTAACAGTAAAATTTGTTTCTGGATTAAAATTAACAGGAGAAGCATTAGATCCATTGATTAATATCCAATTATCTGATGTTTCTAATCTTGTGCTTACGTTGCTTAATGAAGAAACACTCTGTGGTGATGATCCTGTGGCTGCAAATTGAGGTAATCCTACTGAGTTTACAACAGCTGTTTCCGGTCCTCCGCTAACTGTTGTTATAGCTATTATACTAGCTGTAGTTGGATTTGTTAACTTGACGCTATAAGCTGCATTAAAATTTGTTCCCGCGTCTATAACAGAAGTAGTTGTAGACGCTATTGATGAACCTCCAGACTGTTGTGTTAAAGCAAATTGAGCACTATCTGAAACCATAGTATCTGTTGCAGGTATATTTGTATAAGTTATAGTTGCAGTGATATTTACTGTATCAAAAGGTGAAATTTTATATGTACCAACATATGGAGCATTAAATGTAATATTACTAGCAAGAGTAGGAGATATCCATGTTAAATCTGTTTTAGCTGTTGCAGTTCCAGTTACATCAACTGTTCCTGAAGCCGGTAAAGCTGGCACGGTTAAATTATAAGTATATACTGCATTGTCTTTATTATTAGCTATCGCAGGCAGTGGAGCTGTTGCTCTTGTAACAACCGGCGGTAAAACAGGATTAAATGAAGATATTCCAGATGTATCTAAAGTTACATTACTTGGATCTATATAATATCCATCTTCTGCTAATAAAGTAAATTGAGCAGTTCCTGTTCCAGCATTATTAAATACTTGAGATGCAGGTGTAAGATCTGAGAATGTTACAGCATCATCTGTATTTATTGTTAATAAAGCAGGTAAGTTAGCTAATACAGCACCTACGCCACCAACGTTTATTGTTTGAATGGAGTCTGCGCTTCCAACAGTGTAAGAAACTCTAAATACTATATTACCTTCAGAGGTTAAACTAGTTGGATTTATAACACTTAAACTTGTGTTACCTGAAAGAGTTATATCTGTAGGTAAAATAAAATTATAAGCAGAACTTATAGGTCTTGCTGTTATTATCCAAGTTATAACATCGTTTTGTTTACCAATTAATGTTGATTCACCTGTAACACTACCATTTACAGCTGTACCTATTATCTGCAACGATGTAGATATTATTGTTGCAGGCGTTGGTAATGTACCAATACTAGAAACATCTGTTTCAATAAAATCTAATGTCCAACCAGTCGATCCTTCATAACCTATAGTATTAAATTGTTTTATAGTAGAAGGAGATTCATTAAATATAGGCTCAACATATGATGGTTGAGTGCCTAAGCCATAAAAGTTATTTCTAAAACCAACCGTTGGATCGTTATGTTTCCATAGGTTACCTGTAAAAAATGTGTAATAAGTATTATTTAAGCTTAAACCTGATTCTTGATTAAAAGATCTAAAGCTACTCCAGCCTTGAGAGTTTTCGTCAAATGCTAATGTTAAATATCCATCTGCAGCTGTGCCTACATTTGTATCTTCGTTACCATCAAGGCCTTGACCAACTATTGTTAACATAAACAAACTAGAGTACTCATCATAACTACCAACAATACTTGTTGAAGCTTTTAATGCATCTCTAAAAAAGTCAGCCATACCTATGCTAGATATTTCTTGTATACCTTGAGGTGTTAATTTTAATACAGTACCATTGTTTTTATCTGTAAAGTATTTATTAAAGCCAAACTCAGCATATGATAATGGATCTTGAGATATTCCAAATCTACCTGCATAAGGTGCAACTGTACCTAAAAATTGTGTATTACTAGTTACAGGTATTTGACCACCTTCAGCTGAATATATAAAATCTTTATCAATAGGTGATCTAGATATTTTATCTTCTTGAAATATTAAAAGTTGAGTATCGTCTGCAGCTAGTTTTTGTATAGCTCCATCTTGTGGATCTACTGATATTGTTAAACCGCCTTCAGACTCATTAAATTGATTTATATAGTTAACACCTGTTCTAGAGTTAAAAAGTCCACTAGAGTGTATTAGAGTGTTAAACCTTAGCTCTTCTGCAAAGTTTTCTTGAACAACATAAGCTCTAACACCTACATCAAAAAAAGTTTCATTAAAAGCAGCTCTTAGTCTATTTAATTCTATATGCGCTCCTGATCCAGTTGGATTAAAGTCTAATAAATAAGAATTAAAAAAATCTATGTTTATTGCTACACCTGTTATAGATGATACTAAACCACCCGTAGATGTTTCATAAAATATATCTAAATCAGACTCTACTGGTTGCGTTTCAAAAACACATATACCAGACGTTACACTTGTACCAGAATTATTTACTGTAATTGTAGACGCTGTGCCTGTTGGATTAGCTATAGCTTGTATTGACTGTAATGCCCCGTATGTTGTAGAAAATATATTTTGACCTCCTACGTACTTAGGATAAACAGATACATCACATGGAGATATTGTAGCTGAAGTACTTGGTGGTATAGCAGCTGTTTGATCTCTTGGTATTTTATTTTGACTATCACCTAATCTTTCAACAGTATTAGCTGATGACACACCTGATATCCAATTATAATATTCTTGTTCACGTTGTTTAACAACAACTCTATATGAGTAGGCCCAAGAAGGTATTTCGTTTGTAGGATCTGCAAAAGTAATTCTTAAAGCATTAAATGCAGTTGTTGAATCAGCTGAACCCGTGTTTGGATCTATAAAAACAGTATCACCACCTGAGTTTGATAATATAACAGGAGATTGTCTACCAAATTTATCGGCTAAAACAATACCTATTTGATATGTTCTTCTTGATTTTAAAGACAAAGGATTTTTACCTGGCCCCCAGCTTATTCTTGATGAATCTTCACCAGTTCTACTTACGCTAAAGTTTATATTAGGTATGTTATAATTTTGTAAAAAATTACCATAAACTAATCTAGCACCTACTAATTCTTGAGATTGAGCTATTCTAGGAACAGCATCATATACTCTTGTTAATTGATCACTTGGTAAAGTTCTAAATGGATCTTGCGACGCATAGAAAAAGTTTATAGATGTTTCACCTGCAACAGGCTTATCTTCAACAACATACAATGCACTAGATCCTGTTTCTTTATATATCAATTCAACTTGAGTAATACCGTATCCGGCTGGAGTAGGTATTTGTAATTGAACAGATTTTATAGCATTTACAAATGTTTCTATTTCTCCAAAGTCATTAATACTTGTAGATATTGTATCAGGATTACCTAGTCTTGAAAATATAGTTGTACTAAAAGGTGCTAATGTGCTATACTCACCATCGTCAAATTTCCATCTATATGAAAATCTAACCATTTTATCTTCTAAAAAGTTAGATGTTATTGGTTGGCCTTGTTCATCATTTGCACCTACAGCTAAAACAGTTGGTGATTCATATGGTGCAAACTTAGCTACTGAAGCTAAGTTATCAAAAGCGCCAGCTGTATAATATGTAGGATCATTTACTGCTCTTACAACATTTATTTTTCTTGGTGGATTACGATTATCTGTCCAAAATAAAAGATCATCAACTAAGTTAATACCTGATATTTTAAAATCTTTATGAAAATTTAATGATAAACCACTAACTAAAGTTCTTAATTGCTTGGATGATTGATCGTAAGAAAAAATACCGTGCTCTCCGCCATTACTTCCATCATAAGAATCATTTGAAGTTACATAAAAGTATATTCTATCATCACTATTGCTTCTATAAGAACCTATACATGATCCACCAGTTATACCTGAAGATGCAACTTGAATATTACCTAGTAAATTTTCAATAGCACCCATGTCGGCACTTTCTGATTTACCTACATTTATATTTAATGCTTCTCTATATTCACCGGCTGGCACTAACCTATCGTCTAGGTCTCGATTCATTCGGCCACCATTGAACATTCTTTTAATTTCTGGCATACTAATTTATTAGTGTTTAATCCATTTAGATTTACCTCTAAATATTTGAGTCATCTCAGGAAGCTTCATATTAGATAATCTAATTTTGGCATTACGCATTTTAGCTGCTGCTTCTTTTTTGTATAAAGCAGATATTTGTACTGTAGAAGGTCTTAACTTAGTTAAATTGTAAAGCATAGATGCCATAACAGCATCTTGAGCTAACTTAGGTACAAAAACATTTGAAAAATCGCCATTATCACCTAATCCATCTGAAATATATCTTAGTGTAATTAAGTCGTTAGCTTGAAAGCCAGAGCTAAAATAAACTTGTCCAGCTGTTAAATCTAAAACATAAGTACCATTCATGTTAGCAAGCTCAGGTGTTAATCCATATCTTTGACCCCACATACCTCCTATGTTTTCTGGACCATATATACTATTGTAGTAACCTATGTAATAACTAGATAATTCTTCAACAGTTAAAAGTGATATTGCTTTTTGATAACGATCTATTGTGTCTGATGTTTCTGCAAATACTATATTGCCTGTTTGATCATAAAGATATTGATAGTTTTCGTCCTGAGCAACGCCATTGTTTGGTTTAGTTGTTTGAGATGGCATTATAGGTCTCATATTACCGTATTTGTCAGTAAAAGAAAAACTAACATAATTAACATAATCAGAAGGTAATGACATTTGTAATGTAGAACTTAATTGTATTTCTATTGCTTTTTCAGAATAAAAAATATCAAAGCTAAATTCTTGCACCGCTCTTTGAGCCCAAAATGCAACTTCATATCTAGGCACCTTTGTCAATGTTTTTCCATCACCAACAAAAGCTACCATGAAGTTATTTATAATATCATTTATATTTGTTCTTCTGTATGATCCTGGTATATCTGTACCATTTCCTCCATCTAATGCTGAGTAATTATCTACGTCTAAAGGTTTTCTTGATATTGCCATTATTGTTCAGTTGTTTCAAGTTGTTGTTCTTTTCCTAATGCAAATTGAGCTACATCAGCTTGTTTAATTACAACACCTGCATATGCTAGTATTCTAATTATTAATTCTGATTGTTCTGATGGATCTAATTCAAAATTATAAGACTTAGCATTTGCATCGTAACTATCTGTTGATGGATCAAAAACCGTTGGATCATAATAAGGTATAGTTCCATTTAAAATATAACCCCATTTTGGTCTAGTTGGTTTTGATAAATAATCAAAAGTAACACCGGTAGTTACACTAGATGGTAAAACTTTTACACCATTAGATGCTAAAGTATATACGGGCTGAGTGGGAACTGGATAAGTTAATGGTGATAAATTTATGTATTTAGCGTCTTCATGAGATGAATAATCAGCAACAATATTATTAACATTTACTACTCCTAGTTTGTAAAAATCAGTAGGATAAGGAAATATACCATTAGATATAGTTGGTGTATGTAGTTTATAAAATGCATTTATTTTTTGAGCAACAGTTAATGTTGGATTTGAAAAATCACTATCAACATTGCTACCGCCAGTTTGCATTTCATAGGTCATTTCTCTCATGAAATAACTAGCAAATATAGATTCTTGAGCTTGAGTTGCTAAACTATTAAACTCTTCAGGGGTTATGTAGCCTCTGTTATCTTTGTTAGTAATAACAAGAACCGCTTGATATACAGTGTTTATATTTACCATTTATTTTGTTTATTATTAATGTTGTTGATATAGAGTTGATTTCTCACTCTATATCATGTTTTCTAGCTTAGTTTTTTAGTAATAGACTTCATCAAGTCTAAACCTTCATCGGTTTTAAAATACTGTGCTAAAGCCCCATAAGCGTTTTGCTCAAATGGAACTGTCATTATTTTTTTGCCGTTAGCATGTTTAAATACAGTATTATTATCTGTTAATTTAATAATACCTGATTCAACTGCTCTGTTAGCTAAATTACGTAATTGCAAATCTTCATCTTCACTTAGCTCAATAAATAACTGAGGATTACTTCTTGCAAAACGATATGCATCTCTTTTTAATTCTTTAGAAGAAGTTTTAGAAACATTAGAACCTAATTCTGTTCTCATTATTGCTTCTAAGTGACTAATATCTAACTCGTTAACTAAATTTAATGCTTGTAATTCATATTCAACATTATCAACTTCATCTTCAGCATCCTTAGCGTCATCAATTTCTTCCCATAAAACACCTATTAATGGGTGATATATAGACATTAATTTTTGAACGTTTTGTTTATTTCTTGGTACAAATATAACACCTTCTTCAAATATAATATGTTCTAAAAGTGCTTGTCCTTTTTGTTCATCAACAAAAATACTAGGAAAATTAGAGGCTAATCTTATCTCTCTATTTTCACCAGTAGCGTCATTAAACCATAATAATGGATTTCTAGGCGAACCTTTTGTTTGTATTGTCCAAGTTATAGGAGCTCTATTGTTAGTTAATACGTACGTTCTGTCTTTTATTTCCCAATTTTTTTCTAAAGGAGAAACTCTAGACACTTGTTTTTTTGTTATTGTTGTAGTCATGATTAAATAATATAAAATAAGAATACTGGGCTCCGAAGAGCCCGTATCCTGTAGTTAAAAAATTAAGCGTCTTTAAATAACACAAAGTTATTTGCCGCTTGTGTAATGAGACATCTTTCACTTAAGTAGTTCATTCTCATTTCATCAACATCAGTTGTGGCAGCGCCTCCAACAGATCCTGTTACCCAAGATTTGTTTTTACGATTATCAACTTCTGAAGCTCTATATCTAACGTGTAAGAATGGACGCTTGATATTTTGACCTAATTGTTGGTCATAAACAGTAGAAGTACCTGCTGGTACTAATACACCTTCAATATCGCCAAAACCTCCACGAGTAGCCCAGTCATTTAAGTATTTCCAGTCAGTCTTATAAAAGTCATAAGAACCTCTACGATAACCAGAGAAACCTAAATTAAGCGCCATGTCTTCGTCGTTGTTGAATACTCCATAAGAAGTACCACCAGCGTAAGCTCCATTTTGCTGTGCTAATATGTCATCAATTTCTAAAGAAAGATTTCTATTTAAGAAAAGCATATTTTCTTCTATAGCACCTTGCTTATCTAATTGCTTAAGAACTGCATCAAAGTCAGTTAATGCTCCACCACCTGCAGCTTGCGCTCCAAATCCAGAGTAAACGTTTCCACGAGCTTCTAATGAAGCAAAGAAACCTTCAGTACCTTTAGCAGTTTGAGTTGATCCATATCCTAATACAGCACCTGTTCCGTTCTGTAATTCACCTTCAACCATAGACATTTCTAAATAGTCTTCCCAACGAAGTCTATTTTCATGCTCTGATTTCATATACCATAGATATCCATTAGCACCGTTCTCAGAAGTAACTTCAATCCAACCAATCTGAGCTGTGTCAGATCCATTGATAGAATAATTTTCTTTTAAGATAATTGGTGAATTGGCAAAAGTAGCATAGCTAGGATCTAATTTACCAGTAAAACTTGACGTTCCCTTTGCAAATTCTGAACCATAAGCAATAACTGTAAAGCGATCAGCTGTAAGAATAGCTGGCACTCCACCGTAAGTTTTAATTGAAAAGTGTTGAGCATCAACAAATGTAACTACACCTTTAACAACAGGTGCTCCAGCTGCTCCAACCGCTGATGTAGCACTTGATTGCTTTTGGATCATTACTGTTTGTCCTAATCTAAAGTTAACTTGTGTAGTTTTTTGTGTTGTACTTCCGCTGCTTTCAACTGCTGTTTGAGCTGCTGCAGGTACATAATAATGTTGTACATTACCACCAGCTGTAGCTGCATTTCCTGCTGCTGCTGCTGTTGCTGCATTATTAGCTACATGTAAACATCCTACGTATCTAGTATGTAATCTTCCTTGTTCTGTCCATATGATTTGGTCAGAAGCTGAAGGCATTTCCGCTGATACCATACGTAAAAAAGCTCCGATAGTTCTATTGCCATATCGTTCTACTTCTTTTTCGTATACATCAGGTAAAAATTGTTGTCCCCACTGTGCAAAATTTGTGTCAGTGAAGTTAATGTAATTCCCAGCATACATATTTTTTGTTTGCGTGGGTTGTAATGGTGCGGGTATACCGCCTGTAAAAGCCATTTGTTTTGATTTTAAGTGTTATTTATTCCATTTAACGCGCAACTTATTAGGATTATCATTATTATTTGAAATAGCTCGTATTCCAGATGTATTATTTTTTGGCATTGAAGCATTATCTTTTCTAGGATCCATATTTATATTTTTTGCTTTTTTTGCACTTTCTCTTATAGCATCAGCTCGCCCTTGCTCATAAAAGTGTCCAGCTATTTTATCCGCATTTTGTGCGGTAAATAAAGCCTTATGATAATTAGGTACATTTTTTATGTTACCGCTCTTATCTAAATGTGTTTCAATCCAATTATTAATAGAATATTGAAATTCCTTTACCTTCTGTGGGTTATCAACTTTATACCTATACTTGTTTTCACCAACCTTAAAATCAAAACCTTTGAAATCATTGTTAAAAACTTTATCAGTTTGTAGTTTAAATTCATTTATTTTAACCTCACTTTCAGCTTTTTGTTGCTTATAACTATCATAATACTCGATTGCTTCGCGTTGTTCTGGAGACATATCATTTTGCTTTCTTAACTTAAGATCAGCATAATATTTATCCTTACTAGAATTGAAATGATTCTGAGCATTAAATAGTTCTTCTTTAAAAGCTAATTGCTTAGCTTTAATTTCTTGCGGATCGTCCGCGTCTCCATCATATCCAAAATTTTTGTTTAATAAAAATTCTACATCATCTGAATCAAGATGGGGTTTACTTTGTTTGTAGTATTCTCTTAATAAACTCGTATTGTCCATTTTAGAAACATCACGATTTAGACTAACATAGTCTTCAACTGTACCGCCCGTTTCTTCCATAAACTTTACTAGTTTATCAATATTTTCTGGTAAAACTTTTTCTTTAGTTTCAACAATCTTTTCTTGTGCTAACTCAGGTTGTTTTATTTTTTCTTCTTCAACCTCTTCATCTTTTATTAATTCTAATGGAGAATCTGGTACATCAGCTACTTCTTCTTCTTTTTCTTCTTGCTGTTCTTCTTTAGTTTCTTCTTTACTGGGTTCGACCCGTACTTCGCTGTCCACCTCTTTGCTATCTCCGGATGGTTCATCCACAGATACCTCCTCTGTTTTTCGCTCCTGAACGGCATCTTCTTTTGTTTTTAAAGGTTCATCTAAATTTATTTTATATACACCATCGTCTTGTAAACCAAACTCTTGACTTACTTCTCCTTTTTCAACTGCTTGTTCTAAAACAGTTTCTTCTTGACTTTGCTGACTTGTGTCTGCATCTGGCATAACTTCTACTTGTACTTTTTCTTCCATAATATAATATAATAATTAATTGTTTTTTATCTTGGTTCAAACCTAGATAAATCAATACCGCCTAGTACATCATTACCTTTTGATTCAAATGATTTAGCTGGCTTACCACTATCCGGTGGTCCAGATAAACTTGCTGTTGAGGTTTTCATTGCCGCAACGTCTTTTTGAGTTTCACTTTGTTTTTCTACTAATTCTTTTTGAGCTTGTAATTCTAATTCTTTTAATTGAACATTTAACTCATATTCAAACTGCATTAATTCTCTTTTTGTTCTAGCTTCTACTTCAAGTTTTTTAATTTCAAACTCAATATCAGCTTGTCTGTATTGTATTTTAGATTCTGTTTTAACTTGCTCAGCTTGAGCTTTAGCATTTTCAACAACAACTTGTGCTTGGCCTTGTGCTTCAGCTTGTGCTGCGCTAGCTGCCTGAGCTTGCTGTTGATCTACTTGTTGTTTTTTAATTCTTCTATATTTAAGAAGTTGATTTGCTAATTGTATGTTTTTTATTTCTCTAACATCAATTGCATCCTCTAAAAATATACTACCTTGACTTAGTGCTGCTTGTATGTTAGCTTCTAACATAGCTTTTTCTGCTTCGTCTGGTTCAAGTTCTAAGAATATACCAAAATCATGCAAATGCATATTCTCCATTTCTTCTAAAGATCCTACTGAAAATGGACCTATAGCATTTATAAACGCTTCTTTTGTTGGATGATATTCCAAAACATCTTTAAATCTTAAAGCTATGCATTCAGCAATTCTCGTTGTTATAGACATGCTGCTGTCAAGTATATGTCTTGTTGCCACATTACTATTTGCTGCAGCTAATTTTTGTACACCTACTAATGCTTTTGGATCTGGATCAGAACCATCTCTAGCTTCATTTAAACCAGTTATATCACGCATCATTTGTATATACTGATTATAAGCACCAACAAGTATTTGAACTTGACCACCTCCACCGCCTGGTAATTCTGTAATAGGTACTTTACCTATGTTTTGTTCTCCATCTACAGTAAGCGATCTACCTATAATAGACCCTGTTTGAAAGTACATGTTTAATGCTTCTTGCGGATTATAGTTAGTACCATTACCTAAATCAATTTCAGCTAAACCATCTGCATCTAAATAAACACCTGAAGGTGTCATTTTTTGTATAGCTTGTTGCATTTTTAAATGCGTTAATTGAATTAAATCAGCATAAGGCATCATTTTAGAAACTAAAGAATTTATAGCACCTCTATATATTCTAGGCGCGCTAACAACATAATTCATTAATACTAAATTAGTATTAGAATTAGGCCTTATCATATTAGAAGCTTTTTCCCATTTTAATAAAGTATTAGAACCTAATATTAAAACACCTTCATAAACTACTTCTACAGCTTCAGCTACTTTTTCAAATCTAGATCTTTGATCTTTTGGTGGATCAAAAGTATCATCTTTTTTAATAGCTTTGTTTGCGCCTGTAGATGTTTCTTTTATTTTATATACGTTATTTTCCCAAGTTTTCCAATTGAAATATAATACTGAAACAATATTGTCATCGTTATTGTTTTGAGCATTAGTGTTGTCGTTGTAAGAAGTCCAGTCATAGCTTTGTCTTGCAAGTTCTCTAAACTCTTCATTAGAAGTATCAGGAAACTCTTTTTTTAATTCATTTAATTTTACTCTTTTAACTTCACCAAAATAATAACAATCAGTAAAATCAGGATCTTCAGTGTAAGACCATATTAAATTAGCTGGATCAACATAATTTAATTTTATACCATCAGTATTATTAAACGTACATTTACCAGCACCAATACCTATAGTGGCTAAATCATAATCAATACGTTTTTTAATATTTTTATATTTATTAATTAAAAAAACATTATTAATAGCTTGTTCTTCTGCTATTTCTATACCTTGCTTATAATTAAGCTGCATGTATAATTGAAACTCTTCACTGTTTAAAGGTAATTCATCTTCTGGAACAGTTCTAGGCGCTTGACCTAATTCTGCTTCCATAACTTTTAAAAGTTCAGCAGCTGCTAAATCTCTTTCAATACCTTTTACAAATTTAGTTTTTCTATCTGTAGCTAAAGGATCTTGACCAACTGCTTTTATAGAAAATAATCTATCTTGCATACCATTAACTACTATATCTACAAATTTAGGTATAATAGGTACTGGCTTCCAGTCTAAATTTAAATATGACAAATCTCCATTTACAGAAAATTCATCTTTATATTTACCTATAGATTGTTCACCTCTAGCATATAGTCTAAGCATATTGTATTGATTAGAAGACTGATAGAATCTTCCAACATTACCATCTCTGTTAAACCAATCTTGCTCGATAGCTTTAGCGACTTGTAAACCATAATCATCTGAACGCTTTTCACTGTCGGAAACTGCCTGACTAGGAAATGAGCTGTATTGCCCTGTTGTTTTTGCCATATTTATTTTATTATCTCACTTCTTGATCCTTTGTTATTATATCTTGAAAAACCAAAATCAAGTTTTTTTACTTTTCTTTCTGCGCTAGGTCTGTACATATGTTTTCTACAGGCCATTAAAGCTAAGCCGCTACTTATAGATGCATCATGAGCTGTTCTTCTTGATATATCAAATCTTGCCCAATCTTCTAATGTTCTTTGAAAAAACATATCACCGTGATCTTCTTCTTTAATACCTACATATTCTTCTATGTAAGATTCTATAGCCGCTGCGTGTGCTTGTTTAATATCTTCAGAAGTGTTAGGTATACCACCTAGCTCTGCTTCTGTTTTAGATAAATTATATCTTAATTTGTCAGGTCTATTCATAGAAAAACCTCTGTAACCTCTTCTTTTTAAATGATATAATAATCTAGGTTTATTGTTTTCAGCAAGTATTGGCATACCGTAAAATATTAATGCCATAAGTACATCTTCAAAAAATATCTCAGCTGTTTGAGGCCTAGCTATATATTCTAAAAAAAACTTAGTACTAGGTATTGAAGGATCCATTGAAAACGTAGTTAATCCGTGAAGAGCACCATTAGACCCACCACCCCCAACAGTACCGCTGATATCATAACTATCGCATCCGAAGGCTCCGAGGCCATCATTACCAGGATATTTAATACCATTTTTAATTATTATATTATTTTGAAACTTATTGTTTGGTATCCAAGATATATAAAATCTACCTTTATTATTTGGTTGCCATATTACTTTACTATCAATTTTACCATTTAGCCAACCAAAGTTACCTCTAACAACATGACCTTCTCTTGTCATTTCTTCGTTAAAATCTATTTGCTCGTATATCTTAGTTAAATTAAATAAAGAATTAACTGTTTCATCTCTAAAAGCATGTTTTTCAGATCTTGGAAATTGTCTGTAGTATTCATTTAAAGCATCACTATCGTTTTTTAATCCTTCTACTTCATTTTCCCAATGATCGATGACTCCGTTAAAAATTTGCTCACCATCAATTCCCTTAATCGGTTCTGATGGAGTGTTGAAGACAGGATATCCATATTTATCGATAAAGCCTTCATATCCCCATTCCATAGGTATGAACAAAGAATATAGTCCACTTGCAGTCTGGCCATTGCGGTTTCTATTCGTGACATCTGAATTGTTGTATAATTTTTTAAAATGATCTCCACCTTTACTTAAAGCATTAGATGTTGATCCCATCATGCATTTACCTACTATTCGTGCTCCAAGCCTGAGGCACGTTTTCGTGACTCTCCAGTTGTTGAGTATATTGTCCGGCCTCTCCCATTTACCCGATTCATCATGGACGAGGAGTTGTAGCTTTTCTCCATCATACGAGTTGTCTCCCGTATTCTTCCAGTCGATCGTGGTATCGAGCCCCTGCCCAAATTCCTCCTGATTATAGGTTTCTTTGATGGCATTTCTGGTAAGTCTTCTTGACGGTATTTTATAGGATAGCTCCGTCTTCGGTCGTTCCATCCCATCCTGTATTGGTTTGAAAAAAAATGGATAGTTGATTGATATGGGTACAATCTTGTCTGTAAACATCTTCTTTGCATCTGCTCCAGTCTTAGATAAGACCCCAAATCTAGAGTCCTTGGAAGTGGTTGCCAAGTTAACAGTCTCTGAGGATGCCATAAAGCTAAACCCAGACCGTCTATTCTTGAGGTAGCACATTCCATAAGATCTTTTATCTGCCTTGCACGCCTCCCAAAAGTAGTAAAATATTCTGTTTGCCTGCCTAAAATCTGGTGCTCCCACGTCGATCTTTGTCCAATTGAGATAGACATAGTGCGATCCTGTAATGTAGTTTGCGGAACCGTTGCACATGAACCAATACCCATCATTACGATAATTAAACTCCCTATCAATATATTGATAATATTTTTCTTTAATATCTTCTGAAACGGTTTGAAAATCATATATTGTTTTTATATTTTTTAATGATGAAGGTTTTTCAACTATTTTAAAAAACTGATCTTTTTTATTTAAATCTTCTCCGTGTATTTTATCTGGAGTTTTAGGTATTCCTACCTTAAGATTTTGTATTTCATATATATCACCTAATGTACCATCCTTGCTTATTATTACGCAGTCAAGTTCTTCGTTGTAACCATACTCATATTTTTTATATCTATTATTTCTTTTAACAGACTTTTCTTTCAAATGATCAGTATGAATTTTATATAAAGATTGTTCGTACATTACTTTATTCTTTCTTCAACACCTAAAAATGTTTTATTAGTTTTTACATTTTCTTTTTTAGATGTTAGTTCTTCAATTTTTTCTATAATCTTTAATGAATCTTCTATTGCAACCCATTTAGCTTGAGCAGCTGTTTTGGCTTTTTCAGGATCTAATTCAGATAAATCAATATTTTGTTTAATAACTTTTTCAAGTTCTATAAGCGCTTTTTCAGACGCATCTATTATACGTTTTCTTCGATCCATAATTAATTGTTACATGATTAGATAAAATACGATATAATTTTTGATCTTCTATCGTAAACTCATATTCAGACTCAGGTTTAAAGCCTATAACGTCTCCTATAAACACTTCTAATGAATCTAAATGACTGTTAGTATATATAAGCTCTCCTACTAAATTTCTAGTGCTTATAGATCCCCATTTGTCTTTGTTATTTATTGGTTTAACAAAACAAAATCCAGGTAAACTTATCCACTTATTATTTCTTTTATAAGCAAATACTTGATCTGGTGATACAAAGTAAGTATTTTCATTTATAAAACTTGTAGAATTTTTTTCATTACCTCTTACATCATACCATCTTCTAAAAACATTATGATGCACAATTACATCATCTCCTTTTTTTATTGGGGAATTATATTCAATAGGTGTTTCTTCAACTTTGCCAATGCGATTCACAAACATGTAATCTCGCTCTGTTACTTCAGTATTTAATATTAATTCTTTATTTTCTACTTTAGTTGTGTTGTTGTACCTATTGTTTGTTGATATAATATAATTATGTATTGATCTCATTTAATAGTCAAGATTGTATTCTACTGACACCGCCATGTTAGAATTAAAATGTTTCCAAGGTAGTATTTCATTATTTTTAGTTATAAATATTTGAAAAGAACCTTCTTTTTCTATTATATCTGAAATCTTATGACCTCCGTAAACTTCTTGTCCTACAGAGTAATGCATTGCTTCGTTTTTGTAGTCAGTACCAATACTGATCTTACGTATTAATTTTGCCATTTAATTTAATTTAGTATGTCCATATAGTCATTGGCGGAGCGCCATCATAACCTATACCTACGTGAACAAAGTTATTTTTTCTACTTATACCTATTCTTTTAAAACCTACTTCAATTGCAGCTTTAACTAATCTATAAGTAGCTTCACCTCCTGAACATGCCATATCTACAGCGGCACCATAAGTATGCTCACCAGGTTTAGACTTACGCGCCTCTATTGGATGTTGAGGTGATCTGTATGTTGATGTTAATGTAATTGGATATCCATATGCTTCTCTAAGATTATCTAGCATCTCAAGGAGCTTAGGGTCCATTTTGTCAAAGTTATTAAATTCAGATTCATTAAAATGTTTCATTGTATTATTCTTTTGATTTCTTTAGTATCATTAATATTGTGTATCCTATCGATAACAATAAAACTACCGTCTGTAGTATTGTGTTTATTTCAGGTATTACTGAAAATATCATTGCTCCTACGTTAATTCCAAAGATTTTAAAATCTTGTTCTATCATTGTTTATGTTTATTATTTCCAAATACCTTCTCGACGCCGCGAGATCCAAAATAGCCTCCTATGACTATAGTTAATAATGAAGTCACTGATTCCAGTGAATAGCCGGCGTACCACCCTATAACATATGATATTGTTAAAAATACAAGAACCAATGGTCGGACGTTGGACGCAAGCCAGTTACCGCTTCGAGCATCTGCTACCCATCTTTTGGTTGTGCCATCAATTTCGGCTCTTTCTATTCTTAACTTTTCTAGTGCAACTTGTTTATCGCTTTCTGAAAGCTGAGAGTTACCACTAATTAGTTCTGATATTACATTTCCCGGCAATATTGCGTCGCCGACCATTCCTAGAATACT